ATAATAAATCAAGAGGATTGGTCAGAAGATGTATTTACAGGTGTTGAAGATAATACAAATATTGTATTTAAACAATTTATAACTATGCCTACACCACATCCACATTATTTTATTAATTTATCTTTTGAGTACGAATACAATCCAAAATTAGGAGATGATTTATATGGCGAAATATAATAGAGGTAGAAAAAGTAAAGGTATGCAAGAAGCAACTGACCTAACACAATCAGGTGCGTTTGCAGATATAGTTGCACCACCTAGAAAAGAAGGCGACCCAACAGGACAAACAACAATGTTAGAAGGACAAGCAGGTGCTATTAGTCCAATACAGGAAGAAGTAGGTGCTACAGGAGGTATGCCTAATGTACCTACTTTGCCACCTATGAATATTGCAGCACCTACTAACAAACCTGCTGAACCTATTACATCAGGAATACCACTCGGTGCAGGAGATAATGGACCAACACAAATTACTACAGATACAGTAGCAAATATATTTAAAGCAGCAAAGAGAGTTTTACCAGACCCAATATGGGATGAGTTATTAGAAGCAGATATAGACATAGGATAGTATGGATTACAAATCTACCTTTTTTTTGCCTTCATATTTTAAACAAGGTCTAGCAGAAAACACATCAGCAAATTTAAATGAGATATCACAATTTGAAAGAGCTATCACACCAGAACTAGCATTAGTTATGAAAGATGTAGCTTATACTTATCCTTCATTAGATAAAAGATTAATTGCTTACTTACCATTAATGGGAATAAAAGCAGATGATGAAGACATGTTAAAAATAGCACAAACACAACAACGTGCTATGGAAAAAAAGCAGCGTGTTAAAACTGATGTAGGTTTAGCTAAGAGAGCATCACAACTAGGGTTTTTGGCTATGGATAGTGCGTTTCAAAATATATCAAGAAATTTTAAATCAACTGTTGTAGCTGCACAAGAAACAAATAAATCAATTCCAGGTGCAGTATTAAGCAATACATTAGCAGGTTTAATACCTGGAGAAGCGTATACAGAAGCTACACGTTTAGCAACATTAGGTAAAAACTTTAACGAAAAATATAATGAAACAAAAGAAGCATATGGTGAAAATGAATTTAGAAGAGCAGTAAATGAAGCAGGTGGATTATCAAACGCTATAACAGGACAAGGTAAACCTTTAAACTTAGGTGTGGGTATTTTACCTAATTCAATCGCATTAGAAGATACTGATGTATATATTAAACAGATTAAATTAGGTAAGACACCTACACAAGCGTATGAAGCTGCAGCACAAGTATATGGTAGACCTATTACAGAAGAGTATGCTATGGATGAGTATCAATTTACTTATAAAACTAAAACAGGAGATAAAATACCAATATCTCCTGGAAGAGTAGTTGCTGCACAATTTTCAGAAGAAGGAGAAGTATCTTATGCTTTAGCATCTACAATTATTGATGGTGCATTTCGATTAGGTGCAGACCCTATAAATATATTACTTGGATATGGTAGTGCAGTTAAAACTGCAGGTAGAAAAATTGTATCACAAGCAGAAGTAGCACAATATGTAGATGATGCTGCTTTTATGACAAGAGCGTTAAATAATTTAAAACCTACTAAAGCAGGTAAAGAATCACGTAGATTAACTTTTGGTAAAACTGCAGAACAAGTTTTAAATTCTAAATGGGGAGATAAATTTATAGAAGCATTAACTGTTAATGAATCTGTAGCAAGGTTAAAAGATATACCTTCCTTTAAACAAGTAGATACAAGAGTATTAAATCTTTTAGCAAAAATTAAAAATAAAGAATCTATGAAGGAAGTAGTAACTTCTTTATTAAAACATGGAGATTTATCTGATTTAATGATTGCACCTTATTCAGGCACATTCGTTGGACAAGAAATTGCAGCAGCAGCTACAGCAACACCAATTACTAAATTACCAATGAGGCAATCTGTTGTAGCAGAATTAGCAAATCAATTAGCTTATAAATTTGGTGGCAAAGCAGTAGATATTGCACCATTAAGAAATAGCGTAGGTGCTTTACTCGGTGGACCTAAGAACGACCCATTTAAAGGTATTGTTGGTATTGGTGGTTCATTAAAAAATGCTCTACCACAAAGAGTTAAAAGATTATTTGATTTATCACCTAGTAAATTTGCATCTATTAATTATATTGCAGAAACAATAGAAAATATAGATGGCATATTAATTGCTTTAGGCGAAGACCAAATAGGTAGAGATTTTTATATTAGTGAATTATTAAATGCAAAAAATCAAGATGACATTGTAAAAGTAGTACAAAAAGTTAATGTAAAAATAAAAGAAAAAATTTTAAAAGATAATCCTGATTTAGCAGAAGATGCAGATTTAGTAGGAAACATTGTTGATTTTGTTAATAATGAAATAGCAGAACAAAGAAAATATTTATACGATAGTGATGGTTTGCCTTTATCTTTTCCTGGAACTAAATATAAATTGCGACCACAACGTTTAGATGAAGAAGGAAATATATTAGAAGCTATAGAAGTAGCTGTACCTACTGCTTTTTCTATAGGACAATTTGCAGATAACTTTGTTCCATTAACTGATTATCAAGAACTAGCTAAATCACTTGCATCATTTAGAAGATTAGTTGGTCCTAGTCAAAGTGGTTTAAGAAAATTTTTATCAACTACTTGGCGTAATGATGATTTCTCTTTAACCGAAAAAATATTACAACAAGCAAAAATACCTACTAGGGGTTTAAAAACAAATTTAAGAACTAAAAATTTATCTATTGCACCTAAAGGGTGGACAGAGTATATGTACTCTGATTATATAATGCAACGTGTATTAAAACCTGGATGGATGCTTAGACCTGCTTTAGCGTTAAGAGTGCCACCTGAAGAAGCAGTACGTATAGCTACGTATGGTGGACCAAATGTATTTACACATCCTTTATTGTTGTTGTCTTTAAAAGCTAGACCATTTCCTAAAGTTGTAGATAAATTAAATTTAGATAAATCAGACCCTACATTTGTACAATTACTTGATAATTTAGGAGAACAATTTTTTGCTACAAGAATTGATGCTGCTGATATAGATTCAACAGCAGAACTTCTTGGAAGTGTAGATTTGAGAAAATCATTAGAACGATTAGATTATGACCAAATACAACAAATTATGAAAGTGTTAAGACTTAATACAAATTCATCAGGTCAAGTGGGAGATTCGTTTTTACAATATGCTATAGATGGAAACAATGCTACAGATTTTGCTTTTGATGAAATAGTAGGTGAATTAAAAAAACTTAAAAGACAAACATTATATTCTTATGATGAATTAGTAAATATGGGTTTTGGTGATATTCCACAATCTTTAGCTGATGTTAGTTCATTTGTACATCCATTTTGGAATTTAAGTAAAAATGTACAAAGAGAAATAGGTAATGGTGCTGTATCTGTTATTCCAAATAAAAAATATAAACAAGTATTTGAAATTGAAAATTCAGATGAAATTGGAAAGATAGTAAGACAATATGTTACTAATCCATCAGTTGCAAAACAACTAGAAAAAATTGGACATGGAGTATCTATGGTGCTTGAAGAAAATTCATTAATTTTAGATGTTGCTGTCAAACTTGGTAATGATAATAATATAAAAAATTTTAAAGAAGCAGAACAATTTATTAAAAATGCTTTAGCTATTGCTATAAAAGCACATCAACCAAAAATATATTTAAGAAGAAATATATATGAATTAATACCAGAAAACCATCCTTTAAGAAAAATTGCAACAACACGAAATGCAAACCAAGGAGAAGCGTTTCATTTTGTTGAAATACCTGTATATCCACAACCTGATGCACGTATAGATAATATTAATTTTGATTCATCAGTAAGAAAAGAAATTATGGAATATTTGTTTGATAGTAATTTTCAAACAGCTAAAAAAGTTATTAGTAAAAAAACAGGTTATGCACAAGCTGCACCATCAGGAACATTTTTTAATAGCACACAGCAGTATGTAAATACAATGTCAGAACAAACATTATTAAAAGTATTAAAACCACAATCTAGAGGTAGGAATGCAGCAGATGATTTTTATATCAATGTTCCAAAATATGAAAATGGTAATGTAATAAATCCACAATGGTGGCAAGGTTGGATTCACGAAATGCTTAATAAAGCAAGTGACCCATTGTTTGTTGTTGTAGCAAGAGATGGTGCAAAAAAAGCATTAGAATTTTTTACAAATACTGCACAAGGTAAAAAATATATTAGTGATTTAATTAAACGTAGTGATGACCCTGAAGTAAGAACAGTATTGCAAAACAAAAACCAATTAATGAAATATTTAAAAACTGCCGAATGGGAAATAGGTAGATTACAAGGAAATAAAACAAGTAAAATTTTGCGTGATGGTGCAGAAATTACAGAACAGGAAGCAAGAAAAATGCT